CTCCTTGAGAACCAAGAGCAAATGCTCAGAGAAGAGAATGCTTTCCAGTCATTGACAGAAGCATCTCCAACTAACTCCGCTGGAACAGGTGGATTTACTGGTTCAGCAACTCCAGCTGGCCCTGTTGCTGGTTTCGACCCAGTACTAATCTCATTGATTAGACGTGCAATGCCAAACTTGGTCGCATATGACCTTGCTGGTGTACAACCAATGAGTGGTCCTACAGGACTTATCTTCGCAATGAGATCCAGATTCACTAATCAGAGTGGAACTGAGGCTCTATTCGACGAACCAGATACATCATTCTCTGGTCAGAACAGTTCACAGAACTTAACTGGCGGAATGACAGACGTTGCTGCTGGTTTCGGTACAACTTCATCTCCAAGTGGAACTAACCCAGGCGTTCTTAACCCTGTAGGTTCTGCAACTACAACTGACTACTCTGTTGGTCAGGGTATGGTTACTGGAGAGGCTGAGGCATTAGGAGACGCTACTGCTAACGCTTTCCAAGAGATGGCATTCAGCATCGAGAAAGTTACTGTGACTGCGAAGTCCAGAGCACTCAAAGCTGAGTACAGTTTAGAATTGGCTCAAGACCTTAAGGCAATTCACGGATTAAACGCTGAGTCTGAACTCGCAAACATTCTCTCTACTGAGATTCTTGCAGAGATCAACAGAGAAGTCATCCGTACTATCTACAAGGTCGCAGAACAAGGTGCAACAATCAACACTGCAACCGCTGGAACATTCGACTTAGACACCGACAGTAATGGTCGTTGGTCAGTTGAGAAGTTCAAAGGACTTCTATTCCAGATCGAAAGAGATGCGAACCAAATCGCACAAAGAACTCGTCGCGGAAAGGGCAACGTGGTTCTATGCTCTGCCGACGTTGCTTCAGCTCTTACAATGGCTGGAATCCTTGATTACACCCCTGCACTTAACGCTAACTTAAACGTTGACGATACTGGTAACACATTTGCTGGTACACTTGCTGGTAAGTACAAAGTTTACATCGACCCATTCGCTGCAAACAACGACGCTAATCAGTACTACGTTGTAGGTTACAAAGGTACTAATCCTTATGACGCTGGATTATTCTACTGCCCTTACGTTCCATTACAGATGGTAAGAGCTGTGGGACAAGACACCTTCCAACCAAAAATTGGCTTTAAGACTCGTTACGGAATCGTTGCAAACCCATTTGCAGAAGGTAACGTAACTAACCAAGGTCTTGGAAGACTTCTATCCAACGCTAACCGTTACTACAGGAGAGTTAAGGTTTCTAACCTTATGTAATTCAAGTATTACAATCCTTTCAAAGAGACCCAAATGGGTCTCTTTTTTTATGCCTATATAATATACGAAACAATGTGTTGAATTATGAATACATGGAAATGGATATCTGTTGGTGTGGTCGGTAGTCTCTTCGCAGTGTCACATATTGGCATGATAGGTTACATCGCAACCAGAGAAAAAAGTAAAATACCAAGTATAGATGTTCCAGTAGGACCCTATACCTCTTATGTTGTATCTGCAAACGAGGAGGGATACAGGATTAGTTACAGTGCTAATGACCCTAAGACAGCATTTATTACTGAAGACATCAAAGAGAAAGGTGGTTTCTTAGGATTAGCAAATGAAACTACTAAGATCACTAAAGAATACTTCATGGATGGTTCTATAAACCAAGGTGGTGCAGTATCTAACACTCGTTCATGGTTAGACGGAAAGCCTGGATTGACACAAAAACAAGCAGATGAGATAACTACCGCACGAAAAAGTGAGGCCTGTATCGAAGCAGTTGGAGCGGCCAAAGGTACAGGAAGACTTGTGGGTACTTCAGTTGGTGCAGCTGCTGCTCCTACTCTTAGTACTATTCCCTTTGTTGGTTGGGTCGCTGCTGGCTGGGTGGCTATGTTTGGTGGTGATCAAGGCGCTAATATAGGTGGCAACATGGCAGAAGACCTTAACAAAAATTGCTAAATAAAAGTAAAAACTCATGGCAGATTATACCTCAGTTAAAGGACCTGATCTATTTTCTAGACAACTTAATAACAGGAATTTTCTGTCTCCAGCTGGATTCAAGTTTACCTTGACTAAAGCTCCAAAGGTTGATTTCTTTTCTAAGTCTGTTTCTATACCTAACCTAACTCTAGGTGCAGCAATACAAACCAACTATCTCAGAGACATTCCTGTTCCTGGCGATAAGTTGCAGTATGGTGATTTGGATATAGATTTCTTTATTGATGAGAATCTAGAGAACTACTTAGAGATTGAAAGATGGATGAGAGCATTAGGATATCCAGAGTCTCTAGAAGAAGCTGTTGACTTAAATCCAGAAAACACAACACTTCTAGGTGCTGCACGGTCAGATGGATCAATTTTGGTGTATAATAGTAGCTTCAACGCTATTGCAAAAATTACATTCAAGGATCTATTTCCAGTATCCTTAACACCAGTTCCATTTAGCGCTGACGTAACTGATATAAATTATATTGTAGCGACTGCTACTTTTAAATATACTATTTTTAATGTGGAGAGTCTACTAAAGAATGAATCTTGAATTTATACAAGACTTATGGGACAAAGATTCCATAATTGACAATGAATTATTACACAACGAATCAACAAAAATACCCGCCTTACACGCCAAATACTACAAAATTTATAATAACATCCTGACTCTAAAGAAAGCTCAGGAAACACAGTATAAAATATTAAAAAAAGAAAAGTGGCAATATTATACAGGTAAGGCATCACCAGAGGTATATGTTGATAAACCGTTTGACTTCAAAGTCTTGAAGGCAGACTTAGACAAATACTTTGATGCAGACGCAGACCTTATAAAGTGTACTGCAAAGATTGAATACCAACAGATCATGCTTGAGTATCTGGAAAGTATTCTCAAAATCATATCGAATCGAACGTATCAAATCAAAAATGCCATTGAGTGGCAAAGATTTACGAATGGGTTATGAGTGATCTTATCATTGCCAAAAAGAATGAAGTACATCTGACTGTAGATGCACAACCTCATGTGCAACAAGAACTGTCAGACTATTTTACTTTTGATGTTCCAGGCGCAAAGTATATGCCTCAGTATAGGAGCAGACATTGGGATGGCAAGATAAGATTATTTTCAACTGCAACAGGTGAAGTATATGTGGGATTGTTAGATAAGATTGTTGCGTGGGCAAGGAAGTCAGACTATAGTGTAAAGTTTGTAGATAATGAAACATACGGAACTCCATTTGAAGAGAATGATGAGATATCACTAGAAGGCGTAAAAGATTATATGGCTGCAATCTCTAGTTTCAAACCAAGAGATTATCAGATACAAGGTGTATATGATGCACTAAAATTCAATAGAAGATTAATTATATCTCCCACTGGATCAGGCAAGTCATTGATGATCTATGCTGTCACAAGATATCATGTAGGTAGAAAGAGAAGAATATTACTTGTAGTTCCAACTACGTCTCTTGTAGAACAGATGTACAAAGACTTTACTGATTATGGTTGGAATGTCGAAAAGTATTGTCATAAAGTATATGCTGGTAGAGACAAGACTGCACAACAACGTGTAACCATATCAACTTGGCAATCTATCTACAATATGGATAGACAGTGGTTCTCTCAGTTTGATGTCATTGTAGGTGATGAGGCACATCAATTCAAATCAAAATCTCTTATTGGTATCATGTCAAAACTAAAAGATACCAAATATAGATATGGATTTACAGGAACTCTGAGTGGATCACAGACTCACAAATGGGTATTGGAAGGACTCTTTGGGCCTTCATACAAGGTGACACAGACATCAGATCTACAGAGTAAAGGACAGTTAGCTAAGTTAGATATCAGAATTATTCTCATCAAACACCCTGCAATACCTTTTGATGATTACAGAGAAGAGATGAACTATATCATAGAACATGATAAAAGAAATGAGTTCATAAAAAATCTTTCGTTGAGTCTTGATGGTAATACTCTAGTCTTATACAGTAGAGTGGAGGCTCATGGCGAACCTCTATATAATTTAATTAACAATAGTGTTAAGAGTGGGAGAAAAGTTTTTTATGTACACGGAGGAGTAGATGGTGAAGAGCGTGAAGAAGTTAGATCTATCGTTGATAGAGAAAAAAATGCAATCATTGTGGCCTCTTATGGAACATTCTCTACAGGAATTAACATTAAGAACTTACATAACGTCATCTTTGCATCTCCTAGCAAGAGTAGAATACGCAATTTACAGAGTATTGGTAGGGTCTTGCGTAAGGGTAAGAATAAAACTAAGGCCGTCTTATACGATATCGCAGATGACATTTCTATCAAAAGTAAAAAGAATTATACATTGAATCACCTCTTTGAACGTGTTAAAATATACAATGAAGAGAAGTTTAATTATCAAATTGAAAAGGTTTATTTGAAATGAAAGTATTAGGAATATATGGCTCTATAGGTTTCGATGGATCTTCAAGAGAATCTTATGTACATGACGCTGGTGCTACTCTGTTTGTAGATGGTGAACACCTATGTAGCATACAAGAAGAGAGACTTAGTGGTTTAAAATACGATGGCAGATATCCAGAGAAATCTATAGACTATGTTTTAGATGAGATACCAAAAGAAGAAGTTGATTTAGTTATATTCGTAGACATTGGTTTACAAGAGTGGTGTAAGGAACACATGTTCAAAGGTAAACCCCATCAATTTTTACAAGAAGTCTTTCCAAATGCAGACGTAGGATATATTTCTCACCATCAAGCACATGCTTATTCATCTATATTCAGTCAAGAATCAAATGAAGGCGTTTGTATTGTAATTGATGGAGGAGGATCTCACAACTGGACAAGTGATTGTTCTCTTGGATTGGAAAAATGTTCTCTAGTATATTTTAATAAAAGAAAAAACCAATATAGATATCTACCTTTCAATGGTGAGTGGGGATTGTTATATCAAACATGGGCACATTACATCTATTGTAAAAAGACTAATAAGAAAATAGAATACAATGATCCATTATATCACTGCTCTATGAGTGGTAAGATTATGGGTCTTGCAGCTTATGGATCTACCAAACACAATACAAAACTATATCAATTTGGACAATACTTTCCACAAGTACAATTTGATATGAAAGATCCAGAACCATATCCACTGACTCCAGAAGAAAAAGCTCAGTTATTACAATACAATTTTGAGGAATCCCTGATAGAACTAATCTTAAGACTTGATGAAGATTACTTAGAACCTGTTGTTTGTTTAACTGGCGGTACTTTTCTTAACATCAATGCTAACACAAAGATAGTACAGAAGTTCAAGAATAGAAAGTTTCATATTACACCATTTGTAAGTGATTGTGGTTTGTCATATGGAGCTGCTGCCTTTGGTGCATCATTATGGCATGATGTTAAAGTTCCCTCTGATCTAGCATTTCTAGGTAGAAGATATCTTACACCATTGGAAATTAGAGAAGAAAACTTAGATCTAAAGAAAGTTGCACAATACCTAGAAGATGGAAAGATAGTTGCTTGGTATCGAGGTCGATCAGAATTTGGGCCTCGTGCTTTAGGTAATAGATCTATTTTGATGTCTCCTAAATATAAAGAGAATAAGGATATTTTAAACGAGAAGGTAAAGCATAGAGAAGAGTGGAGACCCTTTGCTGGGGTCATACTTAAGGACCATCTACAAGACTACTTTGAAGAAGGTATTGAGAGTCCATACATGTTATATTCTCAGACGGTAAAAGAAGACAAGAGAGATAAGATACCAGCCATTACACATGTAGACAATACATGTAGAATACAGACAGTTGAGAGTGGTTTCTTATCATTACTACTTGAAGAGTATTATAAGATCAGTGGAGTTCCTGTATTATTAAATACCTCTTTCAATGATAATGGCAAACCAATAGTGGAAACCCCACAAGATGCTATTGATTCTTTTCTAAATATGAATATAGACTACTTAGTTATGAATAACACAATCATAGGTAAAAATTAATGGAAGAAGATTTCTACGCTTCAGTTAAATTAGTATCAGGAGAGGAGATCTTCGGTGAGGTTATGCCTTCTGAGGAAAATGGTCGCACGGTTTTGATCATTAGTGATCCTGTAGAAATCGAAACAGTAAATATGAATGGATCTCATGAGGGTCTCCGCATGATGCCATGGTTAAGAAGTATGCCGAATGAAAATATTGTAATTATACCTATGGATAGAGTTATAACTGTCGTTGAAGCTCAAGCAGACTCTGAAGTAGTTAAGTATTATGAAAAATTTATCTTTACCAATCTACAACAAGGCCCAGCAGAGAAGATAAAGGTCACAAAGAAGATGGGATATGTAATTTCAGTCGAGAAGGCCAGAGAGCATCTAGAGAATATCTTTAATAAAGGCGAAGCTACATAGCATTCCCTTGAACTCTGACAGAGTTATTGTACATCCATTTACATGACTTGTCAAGTGTTTGGTTTTATGTTAAACTATAATCATATTGGGGGATAGAATATGCCTGCAAAAGGTACGAGAAAAAGATCCGAACATTACGTTAATAATAAAGAATTTTTATACGCAATAGTTCAATATAAAGCTGACGTAAAGGAGGCAGAAGAGAAAGGTGATCCGAAACCACGCATCACTAATTACCTTGGAGAGTGTTTTGTAAAAATCGCGACACATTTATCATACAAACCAAACTTTGTAAACTATATGTTTAGGGAGGACATGATATCCGATGGCATCGAGAACTGCGTTCAGTATATACATAACTTCAATCCAGAGAAATCTACGAATCCTTTTGCTTACTTCACTCAAATCATACACTATGCTTTCCTCAG